AAAAAACTGATTTAAGCGGTCAGGGACAACAGTTTGACGCCAATGGTAATCCTATTACTGATTTGAATAATCAAAACAATAATGGGAATAATGGTGGTGGTGATAATAATAACAACCACGATGATGATGATAAAAATAATAATGGTGATAACAAGAACAATGATGGTAAAGGAAATGATGATAATAAAATTGAACTGAACGCTGGAGAAGTTATTGAAATTGGTGATGATAAATACACTGTTGCTGAAAATGGTGATTTGTTAGATAAAGATGGAAAAGTATTTAAAGAAGCAAAAGATGTTCAAGATTTTTTGAAAGATTATCAAGCTGAAGATAATAATAATGGTGGAGGAGATGGTAACAATAATAATGATGGACAGATTAATATTGATGCTATCAAAGAAGCTTTAGGTTATCAAATCGTTGATGATGATGATAAAGAGATTGAATATGATAACAATGTTAATGGAGTAAAAGCTTATATAAATGATGTAATGGAACAGCGTACATCTGAAATTCAAGAAGCTACTCTTAATAGTTTATTTGCTAAATATCCTTTTGCTAAAGATATGATTAACTATTACATGGCTAATGGTAATAGTCTTGAGGGCTGGAATGAAGATGTAGATAGATCTGGTATCACTATTGATGAAAATAATGAAAAGCAACAAGAAGATATTGTTAGAACTGCTTGGAGAGAACAAAAACGTACTGGTGATTTAGAGAACTATATTGCTTATCTTAAATCTTCAGGAACTTTGTTAAGTACTGCAAAATCTGAACTTGCTGGTCTTCAACAAGCTGATAAAGCTCGTAAAGAAGAAACAGAACGACAAGCTCAAGCTGCTCATCAAGCACAGCAAGAAGAAATGAATAAGTTTTGGAATAATGTTGAAACTGCGATTAAAAATCGTAAATTAGGTCAATATAAAATTCCTGAGCAGATTAAAATTCAACGTGATGGAAAAACTTTAATGGTTACTCCTAATGAATTTTATCGCTATCTTTCTGTGACAGACCAAAATGGTGAAACAGCTTATGCTAAAGATTGTAAAGCAGTTAGTCAAGAGCAACAACTTAATGATAGTCTTTTAAGGGCTTATATTATGTTTACTGGAGGAGATTATTCTTCGTTAGTTGATATGGCTATAAAAGAAAAAGAAGTTAAGACGCTTCGATTAAAAGCTAAAGAAGGAAAACAACCTGCTCGTAGATTTACTCCTAAAGGTAATGATAACAAATCTGGTCAAAACATTGATTTAGGTTATTAATTATTAACTATTAATTTTAGAGATTATGGCAATGTACAAAATGCGTGTCATTCAGCAGGGTAAGTATGATGACCGTGGGTATAGCAATGAAGAAAGTATTGCTAATCTTCAATTAACTAAGCCTGTTGAAATTAATTCATTCCTTACTTATAATTATGGTATGGATGATGACCGCTTCCCACTTAGCTTTATGACTGAGGGTCAAGGTCGAAATGGTGTTGTTGATATTGACACTGTTCAATGGACATGGCCTGTTATGGGTCGTATGAGTTTTAGTGATAAACTTACTTATGTGAATGCAGCTGGTGGTCAAGTTGGTAAAGGTGGTATCGAAGTTGAAATGCACTTTGCTACTCACAAATTTATTGAACAATATGGTCTTATGGCTCCTGATGGTGTAACTCAAGTTCGTATTCAGAAAGACCTTGGACCGACTGCTTACGGTTATGGTTATTTAGTACGTCTTACTACTCCTGACCCGACAGCTTTTATTTCTGATGTAAACCTTGAAATTGGTAAGTATTGGAGTCTAACTGCACCTACTGTTAGTGAAAGTTATTCTAAAGGTAACCGTTCTAATAGTATGGGTCCTGGTAAAATGACTTCTCAACTTGAATTCCAACGTTATTCTAAAGAGATTGCTGGTAACCTTGCTAATGTTGTAACTCAATATGAGTTTAAGAATGGTCAAGGTGGTACTTCTAAACTTTGGATTAATGAAGAGATGCGTCAGTTTAATCTTCAAATGCGTGTAATGAATGAAGAACGTCTGTGGCTTGCTGAATATAACCGCAATGCTAACGGTGAAGTTCTTTTGAAAGACCGCGATAATGATAAGCCGATTCCTCATACTGCTGGTATGTTAGAAATTTGTCGTGAGTCTAACTATGATACTTATGGTGAGTATCTGACTTTGACTAAGCTGAAACATACTGTTGGTGATGTTCTTAATCGTGATACTGATGATGGTCATATGAATATTGTTCTTATGGCAGGTAAAGGTTTCATGGAAGATTTTGATGAGGCTATCAAGATGGATGCTAAAGAAAATGGTTTCTTAACTCCGCTTGGAGAAAAAGAAATTCAAGGTAACGGTTATGGTCTTGAATATGGTGCATATTTCCGTGCATATAAGACTGTTGAGGGTCATACTATTACTGTAAAGCATTGTTCATTCTTTGATAAGGGTACTATTGCGGAAACTGCTAAATTAAATGGTATGATTCATCCGCGTAGTCACTATCCTATTACTTCTCACCAAGCTGCTTTCATTGACTTTAGTAATTACGATGGTCATCAGAATGTACGTTTGGTTCGTCAGAAAGGTCAAGTATATAAAGCTAAAGTGCTTAAAGGTTTGACCGATGTTCCTGCTTCATGGGGTGTTCCTGAGTCTAATTTCATTGCTACTGATATTGACAAGAGCGAATTCCATGTTAAGAGTACTTTAGGACTTCAAGTAGATAATGCTACTAAGATGTTCCTTTTGAAATGTGTTCTTTAATTTTTTAAAATATATACAATTATGGCTGATACTCCCAAACAAACTATAGGATTTAATCCAAATCCAAGTGGTGAAGATAAAACAGCAATTGCTGGACAAACAGCTCATAATGCAGACCAAGATAAAACCCAAAAGGAAGATTTAACTCAACCTTATGAAGATAAAAGTAGTGTCACTATTGCTTTAGTTGAAAATTACTCTTTATTCCGTAAGGTAAATAGAGTTAGTCTTCCCAAAAGGGTTGATTATATTGGTAGTTGCATTGAAAGTTCTCGTCGTCTTTCTGCTAATAAAATAGAAGCTGAAAAGTATTTCCCTCAAGTGATTGGTATTATGCCTAATCATGAGAATTTCTTAACACGAGTTAAACAATATCTTAATAATATTCGTATCGCGGTTGATGAACAAGGTGTTACATTTGATACTACATTTGTTTATGACCATAAATCTGATTATTATGAGATTAAAGCTAAACTTGATGAAATAGAAAGGAGATATAGTTTAGTTAATCGTAATAATTCTGCTGAACTTCGTAAAGCACTTCAAGAGAAGATTAATGCTATTGACGCTGTTGAGCGTGAAAAAGCAAAAGTTGGTTATCCTCTTAAAGTAGAAGATTATTTAATGTATCGTCACTGTCTGCTTTATAGTGATGTTGCAAAAGATATGGCATTTATTAACGGTGAGCAAAACATTCGTTTCTATATTAAAGATAATAAGAAAGAAGAAGAACGTAAGCGTAAACAACACGAACTTGCTAATAAAGCTATTAGTAATTACGTTGTATTACTTGGTGACGAGTCTTTATTTAATGCTGTTTATGTTCAATATTGTGTAATTAGTGCTAAGCCAATTCTTAATTCTCTTCTTAAAGACCGTATGGATAAAGAAGTTGAGCTTCGTCAGTTTGCTTCTGATTATCCTGATAAGTTTAATAAGATTTATTTTAATCGTGACATTCGTACGATTGCAGATATAGAATTACTTATTGCTAGAGGAGAACTGATTAGACACGATTATAATCAGAATATTATTACTTCTGATGGTGAACTAATTGGTCAAAATATGACTGATGCTTTGGCTTGGTTTAAGAACCCAGAAAATATTTCCGCAGTAAATGCTTATAAAGCTAAGTTAAAGAATTTTTAAATATATCTCGTTATGACTATTTCTGAAATGCATAGTATGTTTCGGACATTAGGACAACAAAAAGGTATGCAACATGTTCGTGGTATTCTTCCAGAAGAAATTGATGATTATCTTAATGGTGCCATTATAGAATTCTGTAGAGAAGTACTTGCGAGTGGTAGTGCTACTCAATATCCTGATAAAGTTTCAATGAGAAATAACGCTATTGTTCCATACAATGCTTTACGAACTCTTTATGATGAAACTCCGAAACAAGTTGGTAGAACATTAATCAATGAACATTATGAGTTGAATCTTACTAAAGCTGGAAGTGAATATCTTGCTATTATTGGTATTGACATTAATTATGTTGCTAATGGTCGTCGTTATCAATGTCGAATTGTAGAACCTACTAAAATTGGTTATTTACTAAATGATTATTGTAATAAACCGACTAAAACAGAACCATTTTGTATGATAGATTCTGATATTTCTCGTAAAGCAGAAATTCATATTTATACAAATGGAAATGTTCCATATCAATGTTTTGTGCATACAATAAATATGCCAAAAACTGTAAGTGAGGCTAAAAAAATTGATTGTGATTTACCTGATTATGTGCATCAAGAAATAGTCGAACGAGCTGTTCAAAAGTTCTTTAAATCTGTGGGTGCAACAACACATCAAGTTAAACAATAAAATTAAGATATTATGTACAATTTAATTTTTGCTAAAAGTTATTCTAGCGAATGGAGTGCAAATAATCTTACTACTGCGGGTCTTGTATCGCTTTCTGCTATTGATCCGACTAGTAAGCGTGCTGCAGTTCCTGAAGGGTTTAAAGGTGCTTTTGATTTAGTACTTGGTCGTGCTAATGACAAAGGTGGCGCTGTTATTCTTCCTTTGCATACTCATGCTCTGCGTATCACTCATGGTGATTATCAGGCTCCTAAAACTTATGCAGCTACTCTGACAATTCCTGCAACTGATCAAGTTGGTGAAGTTTCTGTTGTTATTACAAA